GCCGGCAGCACCCAGGCCGCCGGCGGCGGCCCCAGCAAACCCACCAATGAGCAGCGGCATAGCCGAGCCAAGTTTGTCCATAAACGAATCTGGCGGGGGTGCGGTTATTGGTCTGCCGCCCATCCCCATGGCAACGCTCTTGGGCAGCATCGGCAGCATTCCGGCCATCTCAAACGGGACGCGGTAGCCTTCTTCGAATTGGCCCGTGGCCGGGTTAAACACCTCTGGGGCGTATTTTCCGGTAGTAGACGGGCGCTGCATGTACGATGACGCCGGGTATCCGGCTATCATGCCCGCCGCATTACCGCTGAGTGTCTGCCCCTCAACCCCTTGGTACGAAGTCGGCTGGTACTGAACCGACCCGCCGTAGGTGTTTACAGGCGCTTGGGTAGGCCGACCGGTTTCAGTGTCTATATAGACCTGTTGGCCTTCAATTTCAACTTGTACAATCGCCATCGCTATACTCCCGAAACTTGGCGGCCACTGGCGCGCAAGGTGACATCCAGCCCCGAGCCTCGCAAGGTAGCCCCAGACTCTAAAATGTGCCCAACGACTTCAGGGCAAATGTATGTCTCGCCGGCAGCGATTGATCGCCCGGAAATGATGGTGTGGGTGGCAGTCGCCGCCCCGCCCGAGGGAACCAGATAAAGAGTCACCGCAACCGCTCCACCTGTGGTATTGCACAGTGTACACTTATCAAGCAAAGTCGTCACACCAGTAGAGGTATACGCCACTCCCACGCCGGCGACAAGTTTTAGTTCACAAAGCGTTGCTGGGGTAATAGCCATGTCGGCTCCTTAAATAATGACCCAACGGCCCCCGCCGGGCACTGTAACAACTACCCCGCCGGATATGGTAATCGGCCCCGCGCTCATTGCGGAGTTGCCCGCGGCCATCGTATAACTGGTTGCAATGGTCTGGGCGTTAATGTGCATCCCGTTAGTTGCGTTTAAAACCTTGGCCGCCAATTCGCCCGTGGACGGCTTGTACAGGTAGTTGGCGTTGCTGGTGTGGATGGTCGTTGGCGTACCGGAAGTTGCCGCCGCAAACAACGGAAAAAGGTTTGTCGCCGTGGTGGTGTCGTTGCTAATGGATGCGCCCGACACCACGGCGGCCCATGTGGCATCGCCCCGCCAAAAGGTTGAAGCCGACGCGCCGGTGCCCGAGTTCAGGTTGGTAACCGGCAGATTGCCTGTCACATCTGCGGTCAAACTGACCGCACCAAAAGTCGGCAATCCAGCGGCATTTCCGTGCAGCACCGTGGTGGTGGTGCCGGTAGAGGCTAAGGTCGCCGGGGTAGCCCCAGCCCCGCCGCCGACCACCACGGCGTTGGCGGTTAACACCGCCGAGGTGGCCCAGGTGGACGCACTGGAGAAGTAGGGGACACCGCCGCTGGTGCCGGCCACGGTCAACGCCAAGGTGCCTGAACTGGTAATCGGCGACCCGGTTACCGAGATCAGGCCACCAGTAAAGGATTGGGCAACGCTGGTGACCGTGCCTTGCGGGTTAGCCGCCGTGGTGATGCCGGTTACACGGCCATAAGTGTCGATCGTGACCACCGGAATCAACGAAGCCGACCCCGTTGTGCCTGGCGTAGCAACCCCACTAGCCAGATCAATGACCGGCGTTGCGCCGCCGGTGCTGGTAGTCCGACCGGCAGTTCCGCTGACAGACGTGACCTTATTGTTAAAGGTTGTCCAATCGGTGCTGGTCAGGTAGCCGTTAACGCTTGTTGTTGCCGCTGCCATTGAAATGGCTGGCGTGGCGCCGCCCGACGATACAACCGGTGCGGTGCCCGTTACGCTGGTGACAGTTCCGCTACCCTTGTTGTTGAACGTAGTCCAATCGGTGCTGGTCAGATACCCGTTGACCGACGTGGTGGCGGCTGGCATGGAGATGTTGGGCGCAACCCCGCCGGAACTGACCACCGGCGAGGTGGCGGTAACGCCCGTAACCGTACCGGTTGCGGTTGCCAGTACCGTGGCCGGGGCGTACTGGAGATCCGTCAAGCTGGTGACGTTGGTGCCGCTGCCGGTCAACCCAAAGATGTTGAACAGAAACCGATACCACTCCCGCGAAATCGTCCCGGTGCGCTCGTCAATGAAGGGAACCCGGGGCGCGGGTATGTTGGTGATATTGGTTTCAGCCATTAGGACTTCGTGGCTGAAGCGTGAAGTTCAGCCCCCACAATGGCGATCTTGACGGGGTCGGTGCCACTGACCTCGTACACTCGGTCGCGCAGTTTTAATGTCATGCCCAGCCGGCGCCAGATCACCCGTTGGCCGGTTGCACCAATGGCACCCAGCGACCGGGAGTGATAGTTAGACCAAGTGTGCCCGCCATCGTCTGACCAGCGCAGCAGCACTTGCGGGTCGCTGCCTTGGCCGGTGATCAAGCCCACGCCCGACTGACAGTCCAACTGCAAACTGTGCTGCGCCGTGCGGTTTAAGGTGTTTGACCCTGGCGGGATAGCCCGCCACGACCGCAAGTACTTCTGCACCTGGTCGTCGTCGGCATAAACATCCAAGTCAAACGAATAAATGCGTCCATCCAAGTAGTCGCCCACGATGATCGTGCCGCCAAAGTTGCACTGGCAGTTGCTGCGGTGCCGGGTAAATTCACCGTTACTGAACCCGGCGCGCTCATGCCACAGATTGGTGGACACGTCATAGCACCACGTCTTGCCCGCAGTTGGGAACGAGATCACATAGAAGGCGTGGCCATCTTGCTGGTAGGTGTAGGCCACCGCGTCCGAGATGGTGCTGTAGCTTTGGATGGCGTACTCGATGGCGTGGGTGGACACCCGCCCGCCCGTGTAGCCATTGGCCTTGTAGACAATGCCTTGCCCGCGCGCGTCGGTGCCGAGCCAGAACAAGGTGTTGTCCAGCTTGGCAACCGAGTAGGCCGCTACGCAACCAATATCATTAAACGCGCCCGAGATCCGCGCCAGAGGAAAGTCAGCCGTCCCCGCGTCATACCAGACCTCAACCGAGTCGGAACCAAACACCCATAATTCCCGGTGCGTGACCGCAATGGCTACAATGCCATCGGGAGAACCTTCCACGCTGACAAAGTCCAACGGGTCGATTGATGTGCCATCCAACAACGAAGTGATCCACAGCAACTGGCTATCGGGCTCATTGAATACAAAGTACCCATCCAAGTATTGCACCGTCACCGCGCCGGGGAAGTCTACGTCAGTAATTTGCCCAAAAATTTGCGTAGAGGTGTTGTAGATGTAACTATCCGGGTTACACGCAAAAAAGATCTGGGTGCCGTTGTCTGCAATCGACACCGGCCCCGTGCCCGTCACAACGCCCAGCAGCACCGGCGTAGCGGTCAAACTGGCCAGTTTATAGACGCTATTGCCCGACACCACATAGAAGTCCGAGCCACTGGTCTGGCGCGCCCACAACGCCCGAATCGGGCCGGTGCTTATCGTTTGAAGAAGTGACAGGCCGGGGCAGCGGGATAGGAACCCCGCCTCCTTGCCGCCGTTGCCTTCGGGCACAGCTTCGGGAAACAGATTGACCATGCGATTGTTGGCCGCATTGATTGACCGAGCCACATAGGCGCCGCCAAGAATTGGCGTCTTCACTTAGTAATTCCCGGCAAATATATTAAACCTTTGGCGCGTGGCCACGATGCTGTACGGCAGACTCATCACATCATCCGGGTTATTGATCCGCTTGATGTTGCGCTTGCTGGACATGGCAATCCGCTGCACCGTGGAAGGTGGTTCCACACCAAACTCGGCTGCGATCTCACACGCCAGATTGAACCGGAACGCGCGCAGATAGCCTGGCGGGATGACCAACACCGTAGCTAGGGTAGCGGGCTCAACCAGTTCTGTGACGCTGATGATGTGCCATTGCAGCGCCTTGGTTGGCACTGGGTACACAGTCATCTCTATGTTTGACATGGTCATGTTTACGAACATGACTTGCGGATAGGTGCTGGTGACTGTCTTTACGGCAATGCCGTTGTACTGTTGCTGGTTTATCAGTTTGATGCCAAAGCTAATGCCATTGCTGGTATCAACAAAATAAGTAGAGTCGTCCACCAATACTGGACGGTTGCCCACAAAATTACCCGTTGGCCCAAGAGATCGCGTGGCGGTTGATGCAGGCCAGGTAAACACTTGGTCTTGCGTAGAGAACACGGACAGGCGCTCAGACGACCAGCTATCCAGCATCTGGTTCATCGCAGTCAGCGCGTCGGCTGACGTTTCGCTTGACGGCGATTCACCTTCAGCCAGTTGGCCAATCAGGCGCAAAGCGCCGTTGATCTGGTCACCCGCAGTTGTACTCACGCTACAATCTCCTTACGAGGGCGCCCCCGAGGTTTAGCCAGTTCATTCAATACGGGTTTGCCAGGCGTCAACAGCGCGCCCGCGTCGTATCGTACCCAACCGCTTTTTTCATCATACGCGGCTTCGGCTTCCGCAATGGCGACCTTGTTGCCGTGAACGGGGTGGCGCATGTAGATGACCATG